GACATACCGGCAGAAACCATCGTGTAACGGGTGTAAAGAATCTGATGAACTATTTTCTCTACGGGAGTCATTTCAAAAGTCAACCGCTCAATAAAGGTAGAAGCATTGAAAGACTTTCCGCTACCACGCCCACCGGTGATAAGGATAATGAATTTCTCCGTATCGGTGTAGAGAGGGTGATATATGGGCTGGGGTACTATCATTTCAGCTTGTCTTTAATCCATGAATCAATAGTGATGCCGTGGTCGATGTCAGCAGGAATATCTGCATCATCTTCAGCTCTTGGAGCCGGTCTATTCCATTGTTCGGGCTTACGGTTTTTGAGCCAGAAAATACCAGCTGTTGTATCAGGTGGTACTTCTTGGTCTAATTCCACAATCTCTACCCGTTCTTTCTCGCATCTGCGACCTTCTTCATCGAAAAACACATCTTTCACCTTAATAGCCTGTTGAACTTTTACCTTCATCCCCATAGCCTTACGATAAATCTTGCTTTCAATGGCAAAATCAATGGGCGCACGCCCATTTTTTAATGCTTTAGATAATTTAGGCAATTTACCTTTCAACACAGAGAAATGCGCTTCACTGTAGCCGATGTTTGCTGCGATTTGCTTATCGTCCAAACCATCACGTGCCCAACCCTCAATACGGATTAGGTTCTGTTCATCATCAAAATCAAACTTCGGCTTTGCCATACTTATTCAATCAGTTTTAAAACACCTTCCCCTTTAGCGAACTTATCATCTGTACTTATACCAAGCAGGTCACAAAAATCAGCCTTAGCTTCGTAGGAGGAGAACGAAAGCATTATGTAAGCTTCTTCATTGAGTTGGCGTTCCTTAGCCACTGCCTTAACCTGTTGCTTAACCTCTTTCATGTGAGCTTTCTTTTCTTCATCTGTTCTATCAAGACGCTTTGATTCTTTCACCGGGGAAGATAGCAAATTATCTAAAGAATCAGACAATCTAATATCATCAATACCACTTATGGATAGAATATCATTAAGTTCAGCTTCACTCAAACCGACATCGGAGTAATCAATATCATTAATGTAATCAGCTATCAAATCAATATCTGGTTTAGTATTTCCCACGGCCATGTATGTAAGCTGTTCCTTCTCAGCCTTATCATCCAGATTTACGACCTCAACCTTAACATTGTAATCCGTGCTGGAAGTACCATCGTATTTATAATGCAAATCCATTGCTTTTATCCTGCGATGCCCGTCTATAAGATTTCCCGATTTCTCATTCCATACGATACCGCCGAGGAAACCCACTTTTTGCAAGTTCTTCTTTTGCAGTTTTACCCTCTCATCAGAATGCCTTTTAGGATTAATCGGATTCAGATTTATTTTGGAGCGCTTTATAATTCTTGTCTCACTTTGCTTTAGTTCTTTCATAATCGTATTCAAATAGTTTTCGTTCCACCAAAGGGTATTCATTTATAACTTTCTGCAAATCACCCGGAAATCTATTACGAAGAAAAAGAAGGTAGTTAATATCCGTTATGTCCGTTCCGGATGATTGATGCTTGGAATCGTATGATTCCGGTTTGATTAAACCAGCCCTGCTAATATAATCCATGACGTCTTTATTTTTGTATTCAGACAATGGATAACACTTCTTTTGCGCTTCATTAATTCCGTTCATGTCGTATGTACGTAGCATCAAACGCCTGTTCATTGAATCGGATTGCTTAAAGCCGAAGAAAGCCCACTCAATATTGTATTTCTCCCTTACTATATCTGTAAGCTGAGCCATGCTGTAAAGTTTCTGTTTCTCATTTTTCTCGCATCCCATATACCCAATGCGTCTATAGGAATAAACTGCAAAATGAGGAATCTGCACATACTTAACATTTGGATATTTATTACAAGCATAGTTTATATAACGGTTAATATGAGATAAGTCTTTAACAACGTACATATAAACGCATACAATTTCTTTAAAGTATGGTGAAATAAGGTCTAAAAGGGCTATACTGTCTTTACCCGATGCCGAGTGAAACAATATAACCCTGTCAGTCCTTTCGGCGATAGTTTTTATTATATCTATTGCCTTTTTCATCATCAAGCAATCCTACCACCTACCTTACGATTAATTCTCGCTCTTTGGGCTGCATTTCTACCCATAGATTGAAAACGACCAGCTTCATAGTCTTTTCGAGTGCGATATTTATTACCGCTCGCATCAGTTGCGTAAGTTTCTCCCATAATCTTAAATTTTAAATTAAACAATCTTTTTACCAATAAGTAAAGCCACCGAAGTGGCTTATATTATTTCAATCCATCATGATGAATAATCTCACAGATATGTAAATAATAGAACAATGGCACTTCTTCGGGCGGATTTTTCTTGAAATCTTCTAGCTGTTCATCGAAATCATGAAAATCAAATTCATCGTGCATGAACTTTATTCCTTCTTCTGTTATTTCGCCTATACCAATTTCATCAATGGCGACATCAAGTGTCCATGGTGCACCAGTACTATAAAAATGAATAGCTTCTATATCAGTCCTTAAAATAGGTTGACATTCTTGCTCGCGTCCAGCTTTTCTAAATTTCTCGTTTTCGTCAACTTGCGCAAAGTCCGTGAACATCTTCTCATATTTGGCGCTAAGCATACGTGTTTCTATGCTCTTTTTACCATTCAAAATATCTAAAGCGTTTTCTTTTGTCATTATGAGCGAATACGCTTCTATCTCTTGACCATTATAATTAATCTTCATATCACTATATCGTTATAAAATTTATACATAAAAGATAGTACCCCAAAGGTACTACCACAACCAAAGATAACGAAATATCTTCAATCGTTATACACGACAATTGGCTTATTGTCGTGAACTAAGCCATTTATCCCGTCTTTCTCTACACGCCTCTAAGGTAGGTGCGCAACAAGCAAAGAGTTCACCACTTTCAGTACGGTAATCGTACTGGTACATTCTCACTCTTTTACCTCTCAACCTAGTGTTGTAGGTAGTGTAATTCTCTTTGCCGGGCTGGCATACGCTGCAACCGTTTACATTTATTGAGTTCATAATTCAAGTAATTGTTTCGTTTTATCCACGTCTACAAAACTCGTCCACCCTGCTTTATGCAGCTTTATAGCTGCCTCTCTGATTGTGATTTTGCCACTCTTGACACTTTCTTTCAAAGATTCTAATACATTCTTCATTCTTAATTCATTTTTACGTTCAATCTTTCTTCACTCGTATAAGCCACTACAAGCCCTGTTTCATCATGCTGTATGGTGATGTACTTTTCACCCCTCTCTATAGTAGAGAAGTCATAAGGGGTTACCATCTTACCCAATACTTTGCCCAATTGCTTCATCAGTGGGGCTTCAGGGCTGATAACTAAAACTAAATCCGCTTCCATAATCGTGTGTATTGTGGTAGCCCAAAGGCTACCGGATTAGAACTCAACCAATATCAATCTTTCCAAAGAACCTGATTCTTTCACCCACATGTGATTATGTCCGAAACCATAATCGAAAAACAGTTTAAAATAAGGGTATCTTACTATTAAAGAGTTCATACAGCCTCTTAACTCGTTTTCTGACATACAAGAAGTTATTTCATTGATAATTTGAACGAAAAGGTGTAAAACTTCTGGTTCATTATTCAATAACGGTTTTTCTATAACTGCTTTTAAAAATATATTTTCTTTCATATCCTTCTATATTGCGCAGGGCTTTCGCCATGCCGATTTATGTTAATGCGTTTTATCCTCATGTAATAACTCGCAGTAAACTGGTGTTGTGGCATCTGTGTGCTTATTGGCTATAAGAACCTCATTACTATCCCAGTTAATATATACCTGTGTAGCAAATGCACCGAAAAACTGAATTTCTTTCGTGCCAAACAATACCACCGCGTCATCATTTACATTTGCAAGTGCTGCAATTAATTCTTTCTTAGTCATATCCTTCTATATTGCGCAGGGCTTTCGCCCTGCTGGTTAAACTTATAATATTGTAATCTCTTTATTGCCTATCTCTGTATCTACATTCAGGACCTCGTACTTTTGAGCCTTGTAGTTATAAACGACTTCACAAGTATTGAAACCTCTACCGTCTTCTCTTTGGTCATAAACAGTATTTATATGCTGATACATTTTATTGCCTAACATGAAGTTTATTTTACCTGATGTACAGAAGTAAAATGCTACTGCATACTTCAATGTTTTCTTTTCATCAACCTTCTTTGTTGCCATATCTTATATATTTAAATTATTATTCAAACTATGTTTTGATTGCCGCACTGCAAATATCAAACTTTATTTTGAATAAAACAAATTTTGATAGAAAAATTTTCAAATTATTTTTTGATACTATTCTTCTGTATTCTATGTATAATTTGAAAACTATTCCTATCTTTGCATCAAATTATAATTTGAATATCATGCTAAGAGTACAAGAAATCTGCAAACAGCAGGGTATTACCATGCAAGACCTTGCTAAAAGAATGGGAGTGACATATCAAGCCCTGTATGCCGCTGTGTCCGGCAACCCTACCATTGGGAAGTTAGGAGAAATAGCAAAGGCTTTAGGTGTAGGGATAACTGATTTGCTGAATGAAGACAAGGAGGAAAACACTATCACTTGCCCTCATTGTGGGAAGAAAATTAAATTAGAGAAAGGAGAATAACTATGCCTTATTGGTTACAGTTTACAATATTTGCTATTATAGCAGGATTAGTGCAATACATCATCACTTACTTCAAGGAAAAAGGAAAGAATCTTGCAACTAAAGAAGACATAGGTGAAATTACTAAAGAAATAAAATCCGTTGAAAGTCAATTTATTAATAAAACAGAGAAGCTTAAAAATAAATTAGCAATTTTGGCAAATGCGCAAACTGACATAACTTCAATGGAACGTCAGGCTATTATTGAGGTTAACAAAAGCTTGTTTATGTGGATAGATTCTGTTTTAAATATACCAAATGTCAATAATTCAATTCAAATAAATAATTATATTAATGCTCAGAATCAATTATATAAAAATGTACAACAAGATGAAATAGTATTAAGACTATTTGTCAAAAGCGATAAGATCCACAATATTCTTCATAAGATAATTTTGGCTTTTCTTAAAATACAAGCCGAAAAGCAACTAAAATGTCATGAAATAATTAAAATAAATAATGAAATAGATGACATCAAACCAGAAACACCATCAAAAGAAAAGAGAGAGAAACTACAAAGAAAAATAGAAGAAAGAAAAACTGCTTTAGAAAACATCTCAGAAAAAGTGCTCGAAGAATACACTACAATTGCCCCAATGATTAATGAATTTAGAGAAAAAAGCAAAGAGCAAATATATAAAATTTTAAAGCCGGAGCACTAAGCCCCGGCTCATTAATTGATTAGCCCTTTGATTCTTAACCGATTTACGATTTCGGTATAAAGATACTCTATATCCCCGCTGAAATCCCCATAGTTCTGATAGAGAAACACGACATCAGCGCAGTTGTCGGAAATTGTACTCTTGGACTGAACCCCAAGTACCCTTGACATCTCTTCACGTAACCCTGCTGTCATTTTTCCACCAGCAAGCGAGCTTGGAGAAAACAAATACAGGATAATGAAAATGAACTTTTTCCGCTGGGTCACACTGTCAATATTCGGCGGACATCCCCTCTCATTCAGCAACTCAACGAAAATTTTGTAGATTTCATGGATAAGGCTTTTGTCTTTCAAAATCGGGGCAGTCAAGGCATTCTCTTCTTCTGAAAGTTCTGATTTCTCAATTCTAATCTTTTTAAGGCGAATTATTTTGTTAAAATCCAGTTCCATAACACGATTATTTTAAAAGTAAATAGTATATTTGCATCATAATCGTGTAAGGAAGAGCTGATTCATGGTCGTGCGTGGGTTGGCTCTTTTTCATTCTTCCCCATTCGTGCTGACGAATGGTTTCTTTTCCAAATCATAGCAAGTGATATATACCCGTTTCCCATTAACATCACATAGAGCAAGGGCATATCCTTTCTCTAGTATTTTAACCGGCTGATTGTCGCAATAGACAGTACTTCCAACCGGAACTCTTATAAAATGACGTACTATCATTTGATTATCTTTAGCTTGTTATACCAGCGTGAAGAAAAAGGGAACCACCCGATTAGGAATGATTCCCCGAAAATAGTTACTTTATATAGTTTGCTCATGGCTATTTCTTTTTCAAATTAGACATCACACATTTAATCACTTCATAAATGAAAATAGCAAGAAAAATAGTAGTCCATGGATATTGGTTTATCAGTTCATAAAAATCTCTCATAGTTTTACCTCCTTCCACTCACTTTCTATAATCACATGTTCACACTTATTACACCTATGCAAATAAGTTGGGAATGGTGCCGTTGTATAGTCCTCAACAGCTATTTCTATACTGCCACATTCCGGACATTCTATCTTTACCTCTTTGATACCGGGATAATCCCAAAAGGATAATTTGCCTTTCACGTCCTCAATTGGATTTTCGTAGAGAATAGGGTTAGCTAGTACCCAGTTATAAACTCCTTTCTCTGCCCAGATGGAAGGATGGTTTTGTACACAGTCTATTATCTCGACGCTTCCGATTATGGAGCCTGTACAAAAACTAAAATCTTTCCACTCTTTGTTTTCCGGTAATGCCAATAACTGCTCATTGGTAAGTATTGAATCATAGAAATTATCATAATTCAAAGGTTTACCGCTTGAATGAATCAGTACCCTCTGCCCTAAGTATTTCTTAGGGCAGCTCCAAGTACGGTTCTCAATGTCTTTAATACCATGGACTATCAAAGAGGCCCACGGCTGTTTTATGGTTATTGCTTTCATCTTATTATTTTTTACTTATATTTGTGCCAAGTAACTAAATGGTACGCATTGACGTTAAGGTTCAAATCCTTGTTGCTTTTTAATTATTGTTTAATTTTTAATAAATACTTTTATGAAAATAATACCGACAAATACTTGTCGGCTCATTTCAGAACGTATCTCAGAAATTTTCAGAAATTCTCAGAATAAAAAGCCGACAATAATTAAAAACAAATTTGGCTTTAAACTCAATTTAGGAATTATCTCCTTTAGGCTATGCCGAAAGGAAAGCCTTGTTGAATTTTCAACTCAACTGAATTTGGGGATTTTTCAATTTGAGTGGAGTAGAGAATGGAGTAGTTTAAGTGGAAAGAATGCCACTCATTGTGGAGGCGCAGGTTCGACACCTGCTCTCCATTCTTTTTTATCCTACATTTATCAAGTCAAACAATGTGGGTGCGCTGACCTCCATCTCCGCCTCATACAGATATGAAAGACTGTCTTTCCAATAGTCATAATTTAGTTCAGTAGATAATCCCTTACGTTTCAGTCTGATGGCACAATAAGGTACTGTGCCGATACCTCCGAATGGGTCAAATACCAGCTCACCCTTGTTTGAGTACCGTTCAATCAGTCTTTCAACGATATCGAGCTGTAAAGGGCAGATGTGGTTCTGCCGTTTCTTCTGTGACTGCTTGGTATTGAGCGTGCGCATCCGGGTGACATCATCCCATATCCAATCTTTCTTGCTTACCGGATCGACAGCCATAAATGTTTTAGGCAGCTTTCCGTATGTTTCCAATTCCTCAGCGAATGATACATGTTCCTCGTAGTTATATATATGCTCACGTTCGTAGTTCCTGAACATCTATCTGCCAACGGGCAAGCGAGTATTCGCTCTTATTCTTTGTCACCGGCAAATCAGCATAGGCTCGTGAGGTATCAGAAGGCAACTTTCGGAAGAGAAGAACATATTCCGGGCAACCGATACCCATCTTTGAACCGTCCTTGCACATCTCTGTATATCCAAGCCGATAAGTCTGGTTGTTCTCCCTCACCACATCCGTATCCACTGTAATACGCCCCATGTAGCGGAACCCGTGCTTCAGATAATGGAACACTGTCATTTCGCTGAACGGGTCGATGGTGGGCATACCGTCACCCGTAGCGTTGCCGAACAGTACACGGTCCTTTACATGGATGCAGGCCAACCGGCCGGGCTTTAAAATACGCATAAGCTCCGGGGTGAGATAGTCCATCTGCTCAAAGAACTTGCCGTTGTCTTCATTATGCCCGAAATCATTATAGGTAGGCGTATATTCGTAGTGGTTGGAGAACGGGATACTGGTTACAATCAGGTCTACCGAATTATCTTCCATCTTCTGACATTCAAGTACATTGTCATTATTGATAGCTTTCCACAGTTTGCCGGACTTCTCTTCCCGACTGGCGAACATCCAGCGCATCATCTTTTCCTCTGCCTGCAAACCGAACAAACCGTTCTTGCGGACTATATCGGTCATCTTGGCTACCATCTGGCGGTGCTGCGCCCACTTCTGCATGAATGATTTGAATATTTCACCTTCGCTTTCGGCATACACCAAGTAAAGGTCTACGGGATGCTGCTGCATAAACCGGTAGATACGGGCTATTGCCTGAAACTTGTCATTAAAACGGTAGTCGATGAACATGATTGCCTTGTGGCAGTGGTACTGGAAGTTCAAACCCTCACCAAGCATTTCAGGTTTGGCGGCCAGATATTTCAGACGGCCGTCTTTGAAATCCGCTATCACTCTGTCGGCTTCCTCATCATCTTGCGAGCCATACACAGCCTTACATTCGGGAATTGCCTTGCAGAGTGCCTCACGTTCAGCCTCCAAGTCATGCCATAAAAGGAAATGGTCGTCTTTGTTTTCCGGACGATTGATAATCTCTACCACACGGGCAATCTTTTCTTGCATGTTGTCCCGACGTTCCTTGGCTGCATCGGCAAGGCCGAGAGCAGCCTCACGGAACATTTTCACCTGCCCGTCACGGTCGGCTCCGGCAGTGGAATTATCCACACTCACGACTTCTTCATGTACCCGCAACTCTGGTAACTCATATCCTGTATCGGGATAACCGAGATCAGATGGTTTAGTGAGGAACAACGCCCATGTACTTACCCATAACCAGAATTCCTTCTCCTTGTGGGGATAGAGGGTAAGATTGTTCGCTTTCGTGCTGTCACGCTGGAAGAACCTTGTAAGTGCCTGCCCGGTATCCATCACTCCAAGGTAGCCGGCATAGTGTATCAGCTCCTTGTATCTGTTGGGTGATGGCGTGGCAGTGGCAACAAACCTGTACGGAACTTCTGCAAACAGAGGAAGAAACTCCTGATAGGTTTTGGTTCCGAATCCACGTAACACGCTCGCTTCATCCAATGAGGTAACGGTAAAGTAGGAAGGTTCTATTCTTATTCCGTCCTCGCCGTCACGGACACGTTCATAGTTTGTCACCATGATATTGGTCGGACATTGCTTCACCTCCTGCATAGTACGTACATAGGTCACTTTCATACCCAGATGCTTTTCGGCCTGTGTCAGGAACTCCACTACTACACGCTTGGGGCAAACTATCAACCCTTTGCCTCCTGTGCGGTTCAGGATCACCCGCAGTATCTCCAACTGGGTTACGGTTTTCTGCATACCGAAGCTGGAGAATATCGCCCTGCAACCGCCGGAAATAGCCCAACGTACTGTATCTTTCACATGAGGGTATAAATACGGGGAAATTTCTTCCGGTCTGACTTCAAACCCAGTCTGATGGCTGATTGCCATCTTGTCTTTCAAAAATTCTATATAATCTTTCATTATGCTATTCTTTTGTTGATTTCTCCTTTCTAAACAGGTGGCTGAACACATTATCCAAATCCAAGTCTAGATTCAGTTTGGACGGGAAAGATTTAATGTATTCGTACATCTTATAAGCGAGGTTGTCATCATCACCGCATCTGTCAATCAGTGTGAGCAACATGGCGTTCACCATGTCAGAATCATTGCCGAAGTTTTCCTGAGTGGATTCGCTGCAATGATTCACATCACTTTTCAATCTCTTTATCGCGGCTATGGCTGTGTTGAAGTTTCTTTTTGAATCGTGCCGCAATTCAAAGCCTTCCTTCTTGTATTGCTGCTGCATTTCTAGAAGGTTGGTTTCTAAAACGTCCGTGAGGACAAATACGATGTTGGTTATCGTATTCAGTTTGTCTGTTCCTTGCATAATCGTGTATTCTTATTTCTAATTCGAATGAATCCCCTTCGTTCTGTTTCTTCTAACAGTGGAAAGTCTTCATTCTTGATTTCACATTCTGTTTCGTAGTTCACGGAAGTATAACTTGGGATATTGAACTTTTTCCGGATTCTTACGATAACATCCGGATTTCTTGTTACCCAGTAAACGGTTATTCTCATGGTGATATCAGCATTTTTCTAGCTTCCTCATCTCCTGCATCAGCACGGTGCTTGATTTCAATGTACTCAGCATAAGAGATTCTGTTATCTCCACGCTCCTCTATCTCTTTTTCACGTTGGTTTCTGTATCGTTCACGCTCTTTCCGTTCAATATCTTTCCGACGTTCAGAAACGTAGTCCAGCATCGCACTTGTTATTTTCAATGGATCTATTGAACCGTAGAACCGCCCATACTTCCCTGACTTAAACCGTGCTATGAAAAAACAGATTTCAGCGGCATTTATATAATAATACTCCGAAAGGAATATCTCCGATAGTTCAGAAAGTTGCTCTTTCGCTATCTTGGTTGAAACTTCTGCAAAGTCATTCAATGAGCCAAATTGTATCTTTAGCCATTCTATCGGTGTTTCATCCCCATAAGTAGAAGACAATAGCCCTAAACTCGGAATGCTGTCATTCAACGCCAGTTCTGAATGGGTTGCATTACATCTGACAAGTTTGAACTGCAAATCAGGGTTGTAATCAAGAATGAATTGTGCAGGATCGGGATATTTATTCAATAACGCCCTCTGCTTCAAGTTCCTTTCTCTTTTTTGCGGCAGCTTCTCTAACGGTTGTAGCGACTGCAAGAACTGAATCACGTTTTCGCTGCTCGCTATCCTGTTGATTTTTACTAAGTCTTGTCCCATTATAGTTTCCTTCCAATATTTTAGTAAAGTTTGCTTGTTTGAAAATCCAATCAAAGTCGCATTTCCAATTGCGGTCATTAGCTCCAAGTAAGAACGGGGATTGAAGAATGAGATTGAAAACACTCCTCACTGACTCTTTCCCATATTGGGCTATCCGGGCTTTTACAGCCTTTTTTCTCACATCAGTCATTGATCTTATCTGCTGGAGTCTGTCTTTGAATGTGGTATTATAGTATTCCATCAATCCGCTGTAATCAATCTTTTCAGAGGGGGAGGGCGAAGAAAGCTTGGCTTTCTTTGATACTCCGTCAGGAGTATTTTCTTTCTTTTGATGTAGAGATATATCTATATACTCTCTTTCTTCTTTCTTTGTATTTGTGCCCTCTGTGTGCCCTGATTTTTGTAAAAGTTCGGATTGCGGTAGATTGTTGTTCATGGGCTGTGCCCCAAGTTGTGCCCTTAGTTGTGCCCATTCCTGTCTTAATTCATTGATTTCCTTTTCAATACCTGTGTCCTTACTTGTGCCCTTGGTTGTGCCCATTGGATTATATTCTTCATATTTACATAAGGTTATAAGGTTCATTCCTTGATTGCACTCAACAGTTATCATACCTTTCTTTCTAAGATGCACAAGAAAGGAACGCACCTTCTTTTCAGACCATTTCCAACGCTGTGACAGAAATCTTATGGATGCAGGATATTGACCTCTTGAATAAGAGATTTCTCGACCTCCGATACTCTCCTTTCGGGGCGTTGCCTCAAATCGTGCAGACTGAATTAAGTCTAACCACGCTTCGCAACTGCTAAAAGTACGGGCTTCATTCCACATTTCATTCGAGAAAAACCTGCGGCTTAGCCTCAAAAATCCTTCGTCCATAGTCTTAGAATCTCACGTTAGTTAATTGCCTTCCGTTAGAAAATACAGCCCACTTACCATTACCGCTATCAAACAATCGTAAATCCGACACCTCTCCGAAACGTTTGATGTTACCGCATAAATCCACAATCCATCCACATTCTTTAGAAGGATGCGGGCGGATGGCACGACCGACTATCTGATACCACATGGCAAGTGACATTGTAGGACGTGCCATAACGACCGTATCAAGTTCCGGATAGTCAAAGCCAGTCGTAAGTACACCCACATTAGCTACTACTGGAATTTCACCAGCTTTGAACGCCTCAAGAATATGTTCACGTTCTTTCTTAGGAGTATCACCTGAAACGATAGCGCAACCGGGTATTGACATCGTTAACCGTTCCGCTTCTTTCAAAAAACGGGTAAAGACCAAAATACCCTTCCGTTTTCCTCCGGCTTTGGGATTCATCAGTCTTTGGACAATATGAACGAGATAGCCGTAAAAGTCTATCCGTTCATATTCTCTTTGAACTGACCTATCTGTATAGTCGGCACCAGTAGTATTTACTTTCAAGTTAAGTTCGTTCCATCCTGAAGGATTCATTGGATAGTAATTCAGCTTAGCCAGATAGCCCATATCAAGTAAAGTTGATACCTGTACATGGTAAATGACCTCTGAAAAAACATGGGGCTTTGTCCGGGTAATGAATTTCAGCATAGAACCGAAATCACGGCTGAAACTAAGACGATAAGGGGTTGCGGTCAATCCTAAAACTTTGCACTTCACTGCATCGAAGAAGTCTTTATACATTCCCTCTTTAGGATTCACCAAGTGACATTCATCAACGATAATGTTTTTAAAATGAGTAAAGAGTTCGGGATGGTTCTTCACTGATCCGATTGTAGCGAATGTTATCCGGCTTATCTCTTTTGAGTTGAAGGAAGCCGAATAGATCGAGCAGTCAAGTATGCCGTATGAACATAGCTTTTTAAAATTTTGCTCGAGTATTTCCTTTGAGGGCTGGAACACTAAGGTGTATCCGTCCAATCTTGATGCAATATCAGCTATGATAAGCGATTTTCCGCTACCTGTTGGCAACACCATGATAGCGTTTGTCTTCTTCGCTTTGTTATTGAAAAAGGAAACGGCTGCATCGGAGGCTTTCTGTTGATAATCTCTCAAACGGAATTGCATTTTCTCAATAAGTATTTGATTAATAATTCTTCATTTCTATTATTTCTCCTAAAGTTCTGCCATGCGGCTCCATAACTAAGATTATGCTTTTCGCAAAATTCAGAAAGAGAATACCGATTGCCATCAATATGTATATATACAGTATTAGTTCGGTTTCTAACCTGCTCTTTTCTGGTAGCCCATTTACAGTTTTCAGGAGAATAATTTCCGTTTACATCTTTTCTATCAATAGTAAGCCCTTTTTGATAACCACTATTCAAAGCCCAATTAACAAACGACTCAGGATTATTTTTCCATTCTTCACAGATACCTATTCCCCTGCCTCCATAATTTTTATAGCTTGAATGTTTAGGTGAATAGCATCGTTCTTTCATACATCTAAAAATCCTATAAATATCAGTTCTTGACAAACCGTGCCTATAATTATACTTAGTGATTCTATCTTTTGTTTTACACCCACAACTTTTTGATGTTCCATTTCGTAATCCATAAGCACTAACAGAATGAATAGAACCACAATCACATTGACAGATATAATAAGATTTAATTCCTTTATGGTCTAATCTATCCAAATCCTTATGCAATACAAGCCATCTACCGAACTTATGTCCTGACAAATCAGGCATCTTATTACATGATTTTTTATAACTCATAACCCTTTCTCCTTTCGTAATTTCTTATTAAGTGCTTTGTAATACTTGATTAGCTGTTCGTACTCAAAATCAGTCATTTTGGAAGTACCATCAGCTTTCACTTTCAGCAAGTCAAATTTCTGTTGCCCGATTTTAGCAATTAGATTCACCCGATAGCCTTCCAAATGGTCGGCTTTGAACCTGTTGCAGTGCCGGCATTCGGCATGGCAATTATTCTCATCAAACCGTGTTGCCAAATGTGTACGACTGAAATAGTGCCCGCAGTCCGCTTGTGTAAACGGCTTTATCTGTCCACATGATATACATCGGAAGGAACCGTTTGGCATACAATCACGAAGCCGGATGAAAAGGGAAAACTCTTTGTCGAGCTTAGCTTTCAAATCCGGCTTCTTCTTTACTGTTATCCCTGCTTTATCAAACAGAGGTAAAGGCTTGTCTTTCTTCTTAGCCTTTCGTTTTATGTAGTACGGCATTTTCTATTTGTCCAATTGTTTCATCAAGTACCTTGTCTCTTGAACGACGGCTTGTTTGTCCCAGTCATATTCATTGTCTCCATAATGGAATGTGTCAAACCCGAATATCCACCAGTCATCACCTATTTCCGTATTATCGGTAATGAATTCCACATCATCCAATATGGGATTTCTTTTTCCGACATACTTGGAATTAATTTTCCTTTTGCTTCCGATAGATTCTTCACCGCTTATTGCCGGTTCTGAAAATGTGATACCTCCATGTACACTTATATCATCAATATCAAAATAAGACATTCCATGATATTTGTTCGCAGAGGGAACAGCCACATATCCGTTATGCGTTCCATGCTCTACCATAGTGGACTTAAACCATTCGTTTGATTTTATAAATGCTACTGCTTTATTTTCCATAGTTTTCTATTATTGGTTTACACAGTTCAACAACTTGTTTACAATCCTCCACATCAAACATTCCGATATGGCAAAGCTCACGTGGTATGCCCAGTTGATTGGATAGCCACAGGTAGGCTTTGTTTCTGTTTGAAGTGTTGGGGATATGTTTCTTCCAAATTTTATTGATAAGATTGGTCTTAGCTACCTGGTCGAAGTAGAAGTGGGCTTCTTTCTTGGCTTCCCTTAGTTCCGCGTTTGCCAAACGCCCTAACGCCTGGTCTGTACCCTTGTGTACTCCGACATAAGCCCTACAATCTCGGCAGAGGTAAATCATACCGTAGGAGCGTCCGTAGATTACAGAACTATCCACGTATTCAGTAGACCTACCGCAATAAGGGCAAATCTTACCAGTTAATAATTCATCCATAATTTTCCATTAAAAGCCCCGAAGCGTATTCTCCGGGGCACAACCATTATTCACTAACCCTTGCCATTTATGTGTGGCTCACATTTATGAGGGATAAGCGGGAGTCGAACCCGCACAAGTATCGTCTGCTTTCTCGCTTTCATCCGTAGATTGGTTATCCTACGATCTTTAAACTACTCAACCTGTTACTTACAACTACGGTCTTGATGATTTCCATTTCTATGTACACTTGAAAGTTCCATTCATTTAGTCTTAGCACCCTATGACCATTTTATCCCTATGTGGTGGTAACAGGACTTGAACCTGCATGATAGGAGCTTTTTAGTTTTTACAATGAGTGGAATCTCGCCACCTATACCTGCCTTTATATGTTTTTACATCGGGCTACTGCTTATATTACCCCCCCGTTACCGACAACCTATCTATGAGATATTAAACTTTAGCGTCTACCAATTCCGCCATACCACCTAACTGTTACTTATTCTTCAGTCTCGCCTTCAACGATAATTGAAAGCTGACCGCAAGCGGCACCGTTTTCAATTTCTGACTTTGTTGCAATGGCTACTGCATAATCGTAGCCCATCTTTTCAAGTTGTTTTTTAATCTCTTTCATGATTCTGTAAATTAAATTGTTTATACTAAATTCACTCCCTCGATAATTCCATTACCAAGGTTGTTTTTCTCTGATATGTTATTTGTATTGATTGGAGACAACTTCACAAAAAAGTGTTCCTTATCAAAATGTTTCTCCAGCTTATCCGCATCAAAATCAGATTCATCCACCAATGTTAAGTTGATAGTTGTTTTCAGATTACTTTCTGTTCTTATTTGCCCAAGTTCATCAATAGACATTTTCTTCGGATAAGGAATAAGCCAGCCTCTCTTTTCTTCGTCAAAACTGTGTAAGCTAATCTGTAGTGTCACATTGCCTTTCACAAAAGAGAAGTCGCTATCTTTAATGCCAATCGTTGAAATGTAATGGTGAGTATTTGGGAATATTTCCGTAATACGTTCAATTGCTTTTTTTACGGCTTCTATATTTAAGAAAGGCTCACCCATACGAGTGTAGTTAATCTTAAATTCTTTGGAATCATTCGGGTTGTAACCTGCGCTTCTTATAGCAAACAATACTTGTTCTACAATCTCATCTGCTGTAAGATTGCGGTATTTCTTCATATTACCAGTGGCACAGAACTTACAACGTACAGGACAACCGCTCATGGTTGAAACTCCAATCATCCATCTTTCAGCGCGACTTCCGAGATTGTTGTTATCAAGGAAATTCTGTTTTCTTCCTATCGCATCTTTTGTGTAATATGGAAGAAAGGTATCAGTTGTTTCTACCAGCATACCATCTTCAAGCCGCAAGCAGTAAACTGTACCATTTTTAAAACTTTTACTTTTTACTATATTCATGATTGTATTTTTATGGGTTTTCCAGCTATATCTTCACAGACCGAGCAGGCTGGTTAACAAAGTTATTCCATATAAGCCATTGAAAACTCTTTCGGAATAAACCGCCCAACCGGGATAGGTTTGGCAGATTCAATGGCTGCATGGATTTCTCTTTTGTTGAACTCATGTCCCTTTTCTTTGGCTTGCTTCTCACATTCTTCCTCTTTATTTTTGAGGTAGTGGGTAATAAGCATCATCGCCCTATCAACATTAAAAGTATTCACTACGAATGTTTGAGTACGTTGCTCTTCGTCAAATGTGATTTTCGTTTCAATCTGATAGAACTTCTTTTCATCCGGTTTAGATTCTTCGTCACTATCCTCGGTCTCATCGTCCATCTTGTCAACGTACTCTGCCATTGTGATTTCATTTTTAAGATAAGCAATCAAAGCATCATCGACTTTACGCTCTTTCAGATTATCAGTAAGAATCACGCACGAATCAAACTCCTTTGCCATCGTTAAGGTGAATCCCGATTGATAATTAAGTTCAATGTAGTCTCTCAAAATAAGGCAGACATTCTCCAGGCCGGTAGCATAAAGCAGGAATTTGTACTTCTTGTCACCTATCTGTGCCTGTGCAAGATAGGGATATAAGAACTTGTTTTCGTTCTCAAAAGCTAAACGCTTCTGACTACTGACTTCCACTTCTTTGATGCCATCCGCTTCCATACTGAAACGAATTTTTGCCAATAGGTCTTGGTCTATCAGAGAACCACGATCAAAAAGGACTTCATTACGTTCAATGTTTACCGTTTCGCCGGTATCTTCATCTATGAAAGATTCCTCCCATGTTTTGAGAACACGCTTTGCAAGGTACATATTGAGCATCTTCTTTGGGTCGGATGTCACGTACCGTTTTTCTGTTTTTCTTGTTTCTATCATAACTAAATAAATTCTTGATTTCTTTGTATTTCCTGCTGGGCGTATATCAGCATTTGATGTTCATTGGCGGCCGGTAAATAGATACCTGCTACTGATGCACTCCAATTGCGAAAGCGGTCAATGCTCAAAGTCATTTCACCCGTTGTCAGTTCAGCAGAACTACGCAAGTAAGTTACTTCTTTGCCTTTCTTGTTAACCGCCTTTCTCTCAAACAAATCACGGTTGCAAGTCCTCTTATAAAAGTCAATTTTTGCTTCATCGAGGCTGCAACCGTACTCACTACCGAAATACCCTAAAAGAAGATGCAGATAGCTGTTTTGAGCAAGTGTACGGTTAGGTAACTTCTTTTTTACTTCCACTACTGCACGCTCTTTAAACAACTTGTTTACATACTCTTTGAACTTGGGTATTTCATAATGATTTGATAAATTAAATATCATTTTTCTTTTTCCAAATATAGCCACCAGCCGTTTTCCTTTTGCCGAGCGTACAAGCATTGATACTTGATGCAGCAACTTGTGTTTCAAGAGAAGCCACTTTTGCACTTTCAAATTCAGCTATATAATTCATTTGTAATCCAAATTGCACAACTGGAATTGAATGAGTTATAGACATCTTTCTTTTAGAAAAACTTGAATGCTTTTTATTATACATTGGATGTTTTTCCCCTTTTCGGCTCATTGACATTCGTTTTTTAGTTTCTGCATTGATAACTTTACCTTTAGCAGATTTACTAAAACGGCTTTTAGTAATAGGATTATTATTGTTTTCCGTGCGAGTTACCCACCTTAAATTACAAACATTATTATCCGTTCTAATTCCATTAATGTGGTCTACCTCTGGTTTATTAAATGGATTGGGGATAAAAGTTTCTGCAACAATTCGATGTAACAGTCTTTTATCTTTTCTCAAAGTAACATAAACATATCCGTTCTTTACTCCAACATTTGGAGTAAGCACCTTATTAGGATTCCGAACTTTACCTGTATTAGAAACTTGATAATATCCATTATACCCTTTTACTGTTTTCCAAATCTCTTCCATATCATTCTTCAAATCAAACAGCATACTTTAGAAGGGTAAATCATCCTTAGCATTACCATTCGCATCAACAGGAGGTGGAAAATCCTGCGATTGTTGATAAGTCGGCTGTGGTACTGGTTGTTGTACTGGTGCACTCTGTGGAGATTGTGATACACCACCACGCGCATCTATTTTGTAGCACCGGATAGATGCCATACGTTTGAGTTCTCCGTCCTGATTCGTCCAAGAACGCCCTTGTAAGACAAACGATACAGTAACAACATCACCCTGATTAAAGCGGTCAAGTTCTGCACACTTATCGCCTGAAAACTCTAAGGGAATAACATTCTCATACTCGCTACGCTCTCCCGTATAAGGGTCGTAAGTAGTAGCATCTAAAATAAACTCCCGTTTTGTAAACGAGGAACCACCATTTTTGGATGGTATTTGAACAGTTTGTCCGATTTCGGTTATCCGTCCGGTTATTTGATTTGCCATAACCTAATATTACTGGTTCTTTTTATTACATATTGCAATCTCCACACATATCCACAAGGGAATCAAATTCTTCTCGGGAGTATTCAAATCCATTGATTACGATTACCTCGTTACCATTTTCGCCAAAATAAACTCCATCATTCATTTCCAAAGATTTTAGTGTCAGTTATCAATTTTCTGTTTTCTTCCAAAAACCGGATAAATTCCTCACAATGATTAGTAAGAATAGGAATATCACGTTCAGGATTGAAAACGTATGTTTCTGTATAGGTATCTACCACATAACCGCCTTTGTTGAACTCTACAATGTTATACTCAAATGTCCGTACATCCGACCCATTCTGCATAAGAGCATAAGGATAAACTAAATGCTGGTGGTGATCTTTGAACTTTCCCACGGTATAACTACCGGTTGTTTTGATGTCGTGAACACTGGTAGGCATCAGTTCGTCAATCAAACCATAAACCAATACACTACCGTATGCAGTAGGCAAGATGGCTTCTACTCTTTGTTGGGTTAATGCTCCTTTGTAGTAGTTGGCAAACTCGCGGCAAAGGTCAATGTGAAAAGTGAAAGTGCGATTGTTGTAAACAGCTTTTATCCCGTAAAGTTTTCCGTCATCGTGATATGCCTTGCTAATTTCCATTATAGAAGATTTACGGTTCTCAATCATACAATCAATGATTTCATTGAAAGCCGTGCCACGGTCTGCCGCTTCGCTATCGAATGGCTTGCGGTTAATCCGGTCTATCAGTTCTTGAAACTGTTGTTCGTGAAATTCTTCAGGAGTATGGGGTGGATTTTCTGACCACCCCCAGTACTTATCCCAAATCACATCACTATTCAGATATGCCCCAAAGGCATCAAGAAGCGTTGCGTAAATACGATATTTAGGCTGCTGGTTCATATTTCTTTTCTGAATTAAGTTTCAGATTCAAAGACTTCGCTTTGTTAGCTACCAACTTTGCCGCCATTTGCTTTGAAGAACCAACGTGCTCAAAGTTATCTATTTGCGCGATAAAATTATTGGCAGATTCCGCATCCGTAATAAGTTCGATCTGTTCTTTTATCTCTTCAATAACTTTATCATACTTTTCCTGTGCCTCTTTCTTGGCAGCAAGCATACCCAAATACGAATTGATTATCTTGGCGGTGATAAAGTCGTTCTTTGCGGTTGGATTACCATTCTTGTCAAGGATGGTAGGAACTTCCATCACTGAAGGAAGATTGCAAGTATTCTTACCGTCATTTCTTGAAGTTGGGTCAAAAGTGATAGTACGTCTTTGGACGCCTCTTTCGCTTTTCATTTCAAGATAACCGAGCAAATCCAGTTCAGTAACGATAGAGTTGTAGGATTTTTCACGCAAGGCAGGGATAAACACCGTATCATCACCTTCTTTTCTTGTGTCGCGATGGGCAACGAAAATGATGTGCTTGTTAAGCCCCGAAAGTGTTCGTGTCATCCATGAAAACTCTGCATTGATACCGCTCCAATCACGGATGGACGGCTGGCGGGTTCCACACTTGTGAGTAATGATGAAGTCCATCATCTTGCCGATGGTATCTACTACAATGGTCTGATAAGCGGACAAGTCCTCTTGAAGAACTTGCTGAACATCGCTCCATGAAGTGACCTGTACCGTGTCTATATTCTCCAAGTGCGCCATGTTCATGCGCTTCACGCCGTTATCGAAGTCCAACAGCAGCGGTTTCGGTGCGCTCAATGCTACCGTACTCTTTCCCATTCCGGCTTGACCGTAAATCATCATCTTCACGGTGGTCGGGATAACTAATTCATTACTTTTCTTAATCAGTGACATAATCGTAAATTTTATAGGGTTATTTGTTCAGATATTTACTCATTTTAAAAGCATTAATAGCGGATTGTATCTCGAACTTGGAATATATGATAGGAGAATTTCTGGATGAGCCTTTTCTTTTCTTATGCACCAATCCTTCTTTCTCTAACTTTTCCAAAAAGTTAGGTTCATACCCAAGTGTCTTTAACCATCTGAACGCTTCTCTTTGCTTGATTTCATCAGATACAGGAGACCGTTTCTTCTCACTGGCAGCTGCACCAAGCTCCGCCATGTCCATGCAGATATTTTTAAATTCAAATAATTCAAGTCTTACCTCCATACCGTCCAGTTCTTTCAATTCGTTCAACTCTCGTTCTTCGTCCCCTTCTCATATCGCCCTGTTCGTGATAGAGCGAAAAAGAAAAGATGCACAACAGGCAGAAAGCAACAGCCGACCTAATAGTAGGTGAAAAGTCCATCGTGAACTTCATACCAGCTATTCTCTCATATAGCATGGTTGCCAGTTCTCTGCCGTTCCTTACGTTCAAAATCTCAAAAGCTCTTTGCAGTTGGTTGTTTATCGTGCTGACCGCTCGGCATTTGAGGTTTGCAATTTCTTTTTTCTCATACCCTTGTGCATACATTCGTGCCGTAATCTCGCATTCAGGTGTAAGTTCATTAAAAACTCTCTTCATAATCGTGTAAGTCAGCTGATTAATAATTGCGAATAACCTCAATATATCCGGCTTCCCTGTTAGTGTCCACCGAATACAAAGTTTGCTCCTTGTCTATTATCCGATCAATCCTTGCCAGCCTGTTAAGATCAGCGGTACACCTGCGAAGCTGTCCGGCAAGTTTGTCGCTAAAGTCAAAGCTGATTCTGTCATTCTTCTTTTTCAGCTTTTTCTTGATTTCTGTTCTTTCTTTCAGTTCTTTTGCCATAAGAGTAAAATTTAATTAATGATTCGTGGATGGTAAGGGAATCGAACCCCTCTCAATCGTGCCAATTGTTTGCGCAACACGAAGCTCTAACCGATAAGCTAACCATCCGATTAAAAAAGGTGCACTATCCTCACGGACAGCACACCCAGTACAAACACAATATAAAACACGAATATCTAATCTATTATCAGAACAATGCTTTTAACCGCGTTCTTGAAATGATCAAACTTCCGGTTCAAATCACTCCAAGATTTATACCATGTATTTTTCTCTTCAGCTAATTTCTCGTTAGCCTCTTCCAGTTCCTGCACACGCCTTACTAAATCTTCATGCGTCATGCCTCTTAATTCTTCCACTGTCATAATCGTATAAATTTAAAATGTCGTTAAAAAGGTAGGAGTCGAACCTACTTCTTGTAAGCTAAATGAATATATAAATTAGAATATAAGTTAATACCAACAATTAATCGCTTACACGCATTCCAACAATGCTACTTCATAAATTACCGCCCAGCTGGTTTACAAGGTGATTGTGCACTCATCCCCATGCGCCTTGTGCCGGATTATAGGACTACTTTTTAGTGGTCTGTTTTAAGTTCTCTATAAGTTATTCTCATGAGCGACACACACCCTACACATATAACACTCATTATAGTGATAGAGAATATTTTCATAGGACTGTAAGTAGTAATAGCCCCGTAAAGCATACCGGCAGCACATATACTAACCAATATAGATAAAACGAATTGGATTGTTTTCATAATCGTATAAATTTAAATAAGTATCTGTACCCTAATCGAATAGCAGAACCTTATTTCAGTTCAGTACAGACTATAAGACCTTTCAGCGATACTTGTGCCTAACCAAGCATACTCACCACGCTAAAGACAAATTGGCGTGCTGAAAGTAAAAATCATTTCAACTTCGTGGCTTTACCACCATCAGACATATACAACCATTCGCCCATTGTCGGCTTATCCTCGGTTGCTATCGGTGTCAATTCCGTTCCACTTGCACCCACCACTATCCACCATCACTGGCTTCGCTTACGTGCCTTCGCAGAAATATATCTTTTTATCGTATCAATATGTCAAAGAACCAATCAATAGTACCCTACCCGATTCTCGCTATCGGTTGCCGTTCAATCCGTCTGTAGGGCTGTCGTGCGTTGCATAATCGTGTATTATGCGTATCGGCTGATACCTTGTACCCGGCATAGAGCATCGTAGTCCATGCCATCATCTTCACAAGTTTCAAAACCTTTTAAGGCATCTTCCAAACTGTCTATCTCATCCGTTATCAACTGGATAGCTTCTTTTTTGCTATCAGCATTGAACATCAGGCAGACAGCCTCTTCATCATTGTTATGGGCAGCCTCTAAATCTTTATAAAGGCTATCCAACTGCTGGTTAATCGTGTAAGCATTCATGTCCATATCTTTTATGCGATTGACATCAGATTAGCTTTTTTGAAGCATCTGAATTCTTGGCGTTCAGTATCATAGTAAGTCTGGACGGTATCATTCTTCTTTCTATTGTCAGTACCAGTGATGGCAGGCATCAGCTTTTCATTTAGTGTACCGTATGCCTCACGAACAGAACCATCCACTTTTTTGAAGTAGAACTTCACTATCTTCTTCTTCATCTCACCTTTCAGTTTCAAATTAGCCCAAGCGACCTTCATTGCTTCGCTCATGGTGTAGCCATTACGCTTAACGAACTGCCAAGCAAGGCTCATTACTTCGTGTAAAAATTCTCTTGTTCTCATAATCGTGTATTTTAATATGTTTATACTATTTGAAATCTGAATTAATCTTCGTTTCTTTGTATCAGTTTAATTTGATAATGCAAAGATACACGTTTTTGTGTATACTACAAATAGTATATAAACAAATATGTGTATATAAACACTATTTAACTATTAAAGCAGATTATACCTTATTATAATATGAAGAAAGAAGACAGAAATAGAAATTGGATAGCGCGGATAGCACTGGGATTAAGTGTCATTGCAATATTGCTATGGCTATGCAAATACGAGCCTGTAACATGGACTCTATTCGATTCTATGATTGCTTTTCTTTCTTTCGTTGTAGGAGCATTAGCCGTAATGGTTGGATATAACATTTTTGGGTTAAAAAACGACCTTAAAAATGAAATAGAAGAAAAATTACAGGACATAAGTGACCATCATGTAATTCATACAGCAAAAACTATGATGTATATAGAGATACGCCTGCTACACATGGCTATGAAATTAAAAAATATAGCAGATATAAGGCAATCTATTTACATGATGCTTGAGACCACTGAAAAGACTAAAGATAAGGAAGATATAGATTATGTTATTAATCAGTTGAAAGAACTTAAAACACGATATGGATATACACTGTTTGACGATGCATTCACAAGGAAACTAAAGATTAAACTCGGAAGGATTGGCACTTTCTCTGATAGCGCGCTTCTCTTCCTTCAAGATCTTGAAGTATGATTCTTTTGCATTATCAATAAGCCTGTTTGATTCTTTAAATGGATCCTTACAGATTGTTTTGTTTGGCGTATGAGATGACTCTTCTATTTGCATTCTCATTGATTCAAATAGAAAAGGATTGATTATTACCATAACTATAAAAGTAAAGCGACCAACTCCAAAGTTGCGGTTTGAAGTTAAGTCGCCTATATAGTCCCTTACGGGAATAGTTAAACAAATTAGTTGAAATCATCCGCAACTTGATTCCGACACAAATATACACAAAATTGTTTATATGAAAACAGAAGGTGAAAGAATTTCTGATATTATTTCTCATTTCTGCGAATCAAAAGCTGATTTTGCAAGAAAAATGGAAGAAAGCCCACAAACAATAAGTAATTGGGTATCTCGTGGTGCTGGTAAAAATGTACTCAACAAAATTTTATCAAAATTCCCAGATGTAAATGCAAACTGGCTTCTTACTGGTGAAGGAGAGATGTTGTCTCGTAAAGAAAATAACGAGAATATTGTAATGGAGCCAATTTTGGAATATGGTACTGAACAACCTAAAATCAACTATACAACAGGCGTTCCCTATTATAATGTAGATTTTATAGGTGGTTTTGACCTGATTCTAAACGACCAAACTATAAATCCGGAATATATGATAGATTTTCAAAAATACAATAATGCGGATTGCTGGTGCAATGTTACAGGTCATTCTATGGAACCGGAAATCAATCACGGAGATATAATAGCATTAAAGAAAATAGAAGATAAATCATTTCTTCCACTTGGAGAAGTGTATGCCATCGTTACAACAAACGATATGCGCACTATAAAAAGATTGGGAGCTGGGAAAACTGACGATTCATATACGCTCATCCCATCCAATAAATCACCAGAGTATTCCCCACAACAACTTCCAGCAAGAATGATTAGAACTATATTTCAAGTATTGGGAGCTGTAAAGAGATTTTAGAAACTAAATATATTAAGATTATGAAGAAGATTTTATTTTTGCTTGGACTACTAGTAAGCCATATTACATCCTTCGCCTTTAACACTAGTACCAACTTTGGCTTTAATCAACAAAAGACAGAAGAAGAATACCAACAGTATGTAGGAAAATGCTTTACGGTGCGCCCCGCATATGGGCAATTAGAAACATGGGATAAATCTGGATTTAAATTTAATGAATCTTACATTGGCAAGACTTACACTATATCAAAAGTCACAGTTAAAAATATAACTCTTAACGACAAGCCTAATAAAGAAATTTCTATCATTGCTATCGAAAACGGGTCTAAAAGAAAGATTAAATTTAAAGGGTATGAAGAAGTTTCCGTAAAAGTTAGTATATGGAGCGGAGTTAAACAATGGCCACTCATTTCGTATATGCCCATTGTTTTCACTGAACCTTTTGAGGAATACAAACAACTTCATATGGGAAAAATAATACAACACGATATGGTCAAAGATCAATATGAAATTATTGATCTATTTATAGGAAAGGGAGTTGGTAAAGATTATGCGACAGCAGAAATAAATGTAAAAGTTAAAAATAAACGAACTGGGGAAATTATAGAATGTCCGTATTCAATGGTTAAAACTACGCCTTTTCAAAAGGCACTCAAAGGAAGCTATAAGACAGCTTTATTGAAAGTTGAAAAGCCAGAAAAAGCAACAAATCGATATGGTAACACAAAAATCATACAAGACAATGGGATTGATAAATATTCATATAACGACAGCATAATAGACATTGTAATTTTTGGTACTTCAGAGCAATTTAACTTTATGCTAAAAAATGTATCCGATCATTCTCTTAAAATCATTTGGAATGAAGCAGCATTTGTAGGATTAGATGGTTTATCCTCAAAAATTATGCATGTTGGAACAAAATTCTCCGAACGAGAAGGAGACCAACCAGCTACCACAATCATAAAAGGTGCCAAAATTGAAGATTTAGCAACCCCGACATCTAATGTTTATTATGACGATGGTATAAAAATAGGTTATAGCACAATCGGAAATGGATGGAAAAAGCATTCCATGCTCCCTGAAAAATATATAGGAAAAGAAGCTGGCGAAATCAGATTAATGCTGCCCATCCAGATTAGAGATGTTATTAATGAATATACTTTTATTTTCAAGGTATATTACACATATGACCATCCAGAATTATTAAAAAACGAAAAACTTTAATCAAACAAGCAGTGCATATTTATTTTTTATGCACTGCTTGTTACAACTACACCTAAATCATACTCCTAATATTCGGAGTACTGCAAATTATCCTCTTCTTCAAAGTATGGGGAATGACAAACGACATCAAAGATATAAGGAACAAGTATCTCAAAGACGAGGATGAGAAACAAAGAAAAAACACAGAGCATGACGCTATAACCAAAATAAGTGGCGGTTCCAAACCAACAATATAAGCCGGGCATCATTTCCCGGCTTTAACATGAAAATCTCCTTTGTTTCAACATTGTTTCAACATCAAACGAAAACGAAAAATATAAATAGGTGACAAACAGCAGATTAAGAAGTAGAAAAAATTAGCCAGATGAGCTAATACCCCGAGAAATAATAACGATGCAAAGATACATAGAAAATCAATAATACAAAGCTTTTGGGAAAGTTTTTTTTCATGTGAACAAAAAATTTATTTGCCACTTTTACTCCAAAGAGTTACTGTTGCGTGAAATTGTTAACCAATAGCTGACCAAGTTTAATAGCATAACAAGCGGATAACCCCGATTTGTGACAAGTCGGAGCTATCTAAATCATAAGTTAAAAGTTATTATGAAAAATCATTGTTGTATCAATACTATACCCCATCGGCATAATAACAGTCACAATAGTTACACGAACACCAAAGGGATCCCCACAGAAAGCTTCATTGGGAATACGGTGTATTTAGCTATGAATAACAACTATATGTCAAGAATGGATAGGATCGGAAAAAAGTCATACTGAAGCATCTTAGTAAAAGAACAATCATCGTCCTATCAAGTGCTACCCGGCATTATCTATATCAGTCCGGCAAAAGCATGAAAGGAGAAATATACCGAATATCCTAGAAGAGAAAGAAATATTCATGTCCGCCAATAACAAATCCACCACAAATACAACCAAGGGTTGCTGCTATTAACGGCTACGTACCATTTCAATTACAGCACTGTATTTCACAACTCTATGATTGGCAAGGCAAAAAAAGATGTAAAAATTGCATTAAACCTCCCCTATCGGCTTGGACCAAACTTCCTCTTTCGTTTCTTTACACATTACGGAAATAGTTCCTCCAACAAAATCCTTCACATATCCTTTGCGTTCAGCCAACATATCTTCCGCCATTCTAATGGCCTTAGCCTTATCTTTCAATGAAAATCCTTTATTAGCAAAATCATTACCTTCTTTAAAATATATATCATAAGTTTCCAT